ATCGCTCTCCTGTGGCCATGTGGCGCTTCTACGGGTACTATGGCGGCATAGGTGTCGTAGGTAATTATTCAACCTATGGGCAGTATGCTGACGATTCAACATTTGAGGTGGTTCCAACGTGGCAGAACAAGCTACAAGCGATTATGTATGAGGACTCTCTATACACCAGAGTGTCACATTACTCATATGAAATCATTAATAACAAATTGAGAATCTATCCCAAGCCACGTTCAAACGATGAGTTCGCTGGCTACCTTGATAGAATCTGGTTTAGATTCAGAATAGTTGACAATACTTGGGGTGAGAATGGTGATAGCGATACTGGTGTTCATGGTGTAAACAATATCAACACACTTCCGTTTGATAACGTCCCTTATGCCAACATCAATTCCATGGGTAAGCAGTGGATTCGTAATTATGCTTTGGCATTGTGCAAGGAGATGCTGGGACAAATTCGTGGCAAGTTTCAGTCTGTTCCAATCCCCGGCGAGGCTGTAACTCTCAACTATTCTTCCCTTCTATCCGAGGCACAAAAAGAAAAAGATGAACTTCGACAGAATCTTGCTGACATGTTGAAGGAAATAGAATACACTGAGTTGGCCAAGAAAGACCAAGAAAAGGTTACAGCAGCAGAGGAAACTTTACGAAGAGTTCCATTACCAATATTTGTAGGATAAGGAGGCTTAAATGTCAGAGAACGAATGGTCAAGACCCGCAGCGCCTCCTCCACCTCTGTTTCTTGGTGAGAAAGAGCGCAATCTTGTAAAGCAAGTTAATGATGAGCTAGTAGAAAAAATAGTTGGACAGCAGATTTTGTACTATCCAATTGACTTTGAGGCTACAAACTTTCATGAACTATACGGAGAGGCAATAGATAAAACATTTTTACCTCCGGTGAGGGTATATGCTCTTGTTAGCTTTGACGAAGAAGGTTCTAGCTATCTTGATTCAGTAGGGATTGATGGAACTTCAACCATTACAGTGAATTTTCATAAACGCAGGCTTACAGAAGACCAAGATTTGTTTGTTAGAGAGGGTGACTTTGTATTATACGGTGAAAGATACTACGAAATCGTAAAACTTTCGTCTTCAAGGAGGCTATTCGGCCAAGTAGACCAAAAATTTGAAATCTCTGCCCTATGTAAGAGAGCACGTAAGGGACTATTTGATGCTACCTGATAACTTTGACTTTGCACAACTGCCAGTTGATAAAAAAGACTTCACTCTTGAAGAGGTGGGGATGCTTGCATCTCGAATTGAAGACATTGACTACGCAATTGTTTCTTGGCTGAAGGAAGATCTTCAACTATCGACAATGACAAACGAAGGATACAAATTAACTCCTGTTTTGTGGCAAACACCAGAAAGAGCTTTTCAGATTAAAAGCAATCATGACCTTCGGCACCCTGTTGATGATGGTGCAGGTGTTATTACACTACCAGTTGTAACCATTGAGAGAACAGGCATAACAAAAGACCCATCTAGAAAAGGTGGCTATCAAGCTCACATATATTCTGACAAAGGGAACGGCAGATCTGGAAGGATTGTCATCGCGAAGAGAATCAAGCAGGATAAGACAAGAAACTTTGCGGTGGCCGGCAACATGCGTACAAACACTGGTGGTACTAGACAGAAGTTCTATCCGAGAGTAAATAAAAAAGTTGTTATTGAAACGCTCTCGATACCAATTCCAGTATATATCAATCTCGATTATAAGATCATTGTCAAGACAGAATATCAACAACAAATGAATGACCTAACGCAGCCCTTCATGACAAGAACAGGGCAGATAAATGCTTTTGTAATGCGTAGAAATGGCCATCTATATGAGGCTTTCATTGATTCAGGATTCAGCCAAAGTAATAATGTAGCCACACTTGGTGAAGATGAAAGACAATTCACTAGTGAAATAACAATTAAAGTTCTTGGATATCTCATTGGTGACGGTGTGTCTGATGACCGACCAATTGTAAGAAGAGACGAAAACTTTGTGGAAGTAACATTTCCAAGAGAAACAGTCGTGCCTGCTGGTAATGACAAGTTTTTCCCCGACTAAAGATATCCTGATGTCCTTTCGAGAAACAAGTAACTATTTAAACTATGATTGTTGATGCTTTTTAGCATATTTTAAATAAAGTGAGGAATAAATAATGCCCGTAAAAAACTTTAAATTCGTCTCTCCCGGCGTATTTATCAACGAAATTGATAACTCCTTCCGCCCCAGAACAGCGGAAGCTATTGGCCCTGTAGTCATTGGACGCGCCACCCGAGGCTTGGCAATGCAGCCAGTAAAGGTTGAGTCATACTCCGAGTTTGTTACCCAGTTTGGCGGAACAGTAGCAGGAAATGGCGGTGGAGATGTTTATCGTGATGGTAACTACCAGTCACCCATGTATGGTACATACGCTGCGAAGGCTTTTTTGAACGCCAACGTGGCACCTCTTACATTCATTCGTCTTCTTGGCCAAGAGCGCTCAGATAACGACGGAACCGAAGCTGCTCAGGCTGGTTGGAAAACTACAAATACTGGCCCAGCTAGAACGGTGGCTAGCAATGGTGGCGCTTACGGCTTGTGGGTTTTCCCATCTGCTTCTGATGCCACAGCACTAGGGAGTGGTATGTTATCAGCAGTTTGGTACTTAGACTCAGGCAAGCTTAGACTATCAGGATCTTCTTACATTTGCACTGCATCAGCTACTGGTGTCCCAGCTACAACTGGTGCATGCAGCCACTTGATTAGCACTGACAGCGACAACCTGTTCACTGTGGAAATTTTCAATTCATCTGATGCGCTTACAGATAAAATCAAGTTTAGCTTTGACGACACAAAGGAAACATTTATTCGTAAGCGCTTTAACACTAACCCACAGCTTATGACAGATGGCAACTTTTACCCAGAAAGCTCTGAAAAAGATTACTGGCTTGGAGAAACATTTGAACAAGAATTAAGAGATGGCGCTTGGTCCTCTATCGGTAGAGATTTGACAACAAATCAACCTCTTGTTGGAATTATAGCAGCATTAGGTGGCGCAGGCTCGACGGCTACCCCAGCAAACATGAAAAAAGCATCTCAGGAAGCTCGCGCTGGTTGGTTTGTTTCACAACATCAAGGGGCGCCAACGGCTGCTGGCTATGTTGCAACTGATTTGCAGAAGTTGTTCCGTTTGATTGGTCGTGGCCATGGCGAATGGCTACACAACAATACCAAGGTCTCAATTGAGAAGATTCGCCAAACAAACTCATCTGCTACAGACTACGGAACATTTTCTGTTGTCATCAGAAGCCTAAGAGATACGGACAACAACGTTCAGGTTCTAGAAAGGTTTGATAACCTAACTCTTGATCCTACATCTCCAGACTACATCGCACGTAGAATTGGTGACCAGTTCACCAGTTGGAACCAGACTGAGGCCAGACTAAGACATTATGGCGATTATCCAAATCAGTCAAGATACGTGAGAGTTGAAATGAATGATGATGTCGATGCAGGAGCTACTGATCCTGTCTTGCTTCCATTCGGTTACTATGGCCCGCCCAAGTTTACAGACACTGGCGATTTGAGCAGAACAAGCGCAACCTATGGCGCGACGTTTGTCACGGGTGCACTATCCATACCAGATGGCGAAAGCAGAGCATTGATGCCACTTTCCCACTCCGGTGGACCCACCAAGGAGGCTACAGCAAAACTAATATTCCCATCTGTTAGACTTAGAACAAGTGCCTCCGACGGCGGACTTTCTAACCCAACCGATGCATATTTTGGAATGATGTCCACAAGAACCGATACTTCCACGAGAGCCGATGGCTCAATCGCGGCACCACACAGATATTGGACTACGTCTTGGCCACAGGATCCTACGACCAGTGTGACCGGAGTTGATTCATTTGCATATATTTTCACACTTGATGACGTTGAAAAACAAGGCAATATCTACTGTTACAAGTCTGGCTCACGTTCTGCTGGAACATCAGTTAGTTCAGCTTCATACACTGATCTTTTGGATGCTGGTTACAACCAGTTCACTGCTCCTTTCTACGGCGGATTTGATGGGTTTGATATTACAAAGCCCGATCCTCTATTCAATGGTGGTATGGAGCCTGCCTCCACTGAGTTAAACAATCACATCTTCCACACGTACCGTCGTGCGATTGATACAGTGGCCGATCCAGAGTATATCAACATGAACTTGTTAACTATTCCCGGTCTAACCCAAGAGGCTCTAACAACACATATGATTAATGTTTGTGAAGATCGAGCAGATGCAATGGCCTTAATTGACCTACCAAATGTTTACAGGCCCGCCCATGAGCGATACTACGCTGATAGAAAAGATCGAATTGGCACAACGCCAGTACAAGCAGCAACTGCCTTGAGAGATAGAAGAATTGATTCATCTTACGGCGCCACTTTCTATCCTTGGGTTCAGACTCGTGATGAAACCAATGGCCAGCTTGTCTGGGTTCCACCAACAGTCGCCATGATGGGTGTTCTAGCAAGCTCTGAGCGCCAGTCACAGGTGTGGTTTGCTCCCGCAGGCTTTAACCGTGGTGGCCTTTCTGACGGTGCCGCTGGAATTCCAATTACCAGTGTTACTGAGCGTCTTACATCTAAGGATCGCGATACGCTCTATGAGTCACGCATTAACCCCATCGCCAGCTTCCCAAGCACCGGCATTGTAGTGTTCGGCCAGAAGACTCTTCAAGAGCGTCCCTCTGCCCTCGACAGAATCAACGTTCGTCGTCTAGTAATCTACCTTAAGAAGCAGATTTCTATCCTATCGACACAGGTTCTATTCGAGCAGAACGTACAATCTACTTGGAACCGCTTCAAGTCACTAATTGAGCCATTCCTTGCGAACGTCAAGGTTGACTTCGGTATCACCGACTACCGCTTGATTCTTGATGAGACCACAACTACCCCCGACCTTGTCGATCAGAACGTACTTTACGCAAAGATCATGGTCAAGCCAGCTCGCGCTATCGAGTTCATAGCTATTGACTTTGTTATCGCTTCCACTGGTGCATCATTTGATGATTGATAATAGGGGGCTTTTGCCCCCGCATACTACTTACTTATGAATTACAGGAGAACCTAACAAATGCCATTCTGGTCAACTAACTTCGGACAAGACACAACTTTAAAAGATCCAAAGCGTAAATTTCGCTTTACAGTAGAATTTCAAGGAATTGATGCCGCTCAAGGAGGCGCACTATTGTGGTACGCCAAGACTGCTGCAAAGCCATCATTTGCAATCGGTGAAGTAGAGCACGCTTACCTTAACCATAAGTTCTACTAC